ATGAGCGGGAACCCCGATGGATTTTGGGGCTTTCCTAGATTTCTTGCCGGGGGTGTAAGTCATGCATAATCAATGGTTTACAAAATCCGCAAGATGCGTCATTAATAATTGAGGATGCGCGCGGTTGCCCCGCTGCCTGTTCTTGGCCTTTGCAAGCGGCCTGAGATTTGAGTAATGCCAGCATCGGTGCTGATGCTCTGGCTTTGTAAGATCAAACCACGAAGCTGGGACAATATGATCAATCTCCCATGCCGTCCCATAGTTTTCCCAACTCATCCCTTTAGTGAACGATTTCTCTAATCGCTTTCGGAAGTCTTGAACAGTGCAACCAAGCAATGACTCTGTCTTTGCAGCTTTGCGCCCATCATTGCGCCTTACTCTTGACCTGATGTCGCATCTCAAATTGTGCCTAATTCTAAAATCCATATCTGTATTGTATCGCTTCATCATAGTTGCAGTGGCATTCATAGAAACCCACATTGGATGTTTGTTCCACTCTGGGTAATGGGGTTTATAATCACTCATCCACAAAGCAGCCGTCTCTGCGTTGCCCCACCATCCGCAAACTGGGGATTTGGCTCGCTGTGCATGCCGCCGCCATTCACCGCATGCAGGCGCAATTCGGACAATGCCTTCTTTTTGCCAAAACTTGTGTATCTCCTTTTTTCTCGTTCGTAATAATCTTGCGCCGACGGTCATGCCTATTCCTGCTTTCGCAAAACACCGAGAGCATTCCATCCAATCTGGGGTTTCACTTTTTCGGCTTAACCTTGAGCAGGCAATAGAGCAAAACTTACCAAGTGCCTTGCCTTTCACGATGAAGGTCTTTCCGCATTCTTGGCAATCAGCTTCTCTTTTCGTTTTTGGAGTGCGGCTTCTCGTGCTCGTTGCATGTTGATGCGTGATGCTTCGCGCTTCTTGTCGGAAGTCGAGCGCCCACCCTTCTGGGAAAATTCCTTGTGATTCATAAAGCATACAATAACCGCTTATTGTCAAATCAACGAATCTCATCCAGCCGCGTGCGGAGCGCTTGCGCCTGCGCCTCGATCGGCTCCAGCAACTCCAGCGCCCGTTCGATTTTCGACCTGTCCCATCGCGGGATCAGGTGGCTGACGCCCCGCTGCCAGATGCAGAATGACTGCGCGATGCCCTCGACGCTGACGATGCCCTTGGCTTTCCCCTCGCCGTTGCAGTCCGGCTTTTCCTTCGGTTGCGGCAGGCCCAGCGCCAGTTCGGCTTGCTCATGGACTTGGCCAGCATACTCGTCGCCAAAGTGCTTGGCCCCGTAGTCGTAGGACTGGACGATCAGCGCCTTGGCCTTGCGCTTGACGGCGACCAGCGAGCGGTGCAGGTCGGCCCATTGGTCCTGTGTCATGTCCTCTGGCAGTGCCAACTGGAAGTCGCCGGTGATCGGGATTGCGGATAATTGAGTCAGTGTCATTTGGTTCTGTGGTTTGGGTGATTGATCCGGTTCTGTGTCCGTCGATAGGATTCCCGGCTCGCATCGCTCTTGCGGTATTTCGTCACGCGGATGCCGATGGCGTCGCGGGCCGCCACCACGTAGTGCGAGAGCAGCGCCCTGGTGACGCCGAGTTTACGGGCGGCTTCGGCTTGGGAATGCAGGCCGTTGAGCTGGTCGAGCCCGGCAGCGAATGCCAACCCGTAGATTTTGGCCACCGGGTTTCCGCCGGCTAGAATCCAGCCGATGACAGCGCCCAGTGCGGTGGCAAGTTCCTCGCGCCGATACCGCTCGATGATGACCAGAATCTGCCGGGCCTGCGCCAAGGTGACGCCCAGTTCGTCGGCCAGAATCTCGTCTGGCTGGTCAATCGCCGCCGCCATGTCCGGCTCGGTCGCGCCTGCGTGGTCGTGAAGCACGAATGCGTTATTGCAACAAAATTGCAATTGCACAAGATGGAATTTCGGAAAGGTGAAGGATTGGCGGAGGCGGTGATCACGAGTTCCGAACAGGTCGCACAGCCGACGCTATTGGCGCGGCTGTGCTTGGGCGTTCTGCTGAAAAATTTTGGCACACGTTTTGCACTTCGGTGCATTCTTCAAACGTCTGCCGGGATTCATCTCTCTTCCGCAAAGAGTGCCAAGCTTCGACCAAGAGAACACCTTGAAGCGCGGATCTCCGATGTGCATTCGGTTGGCGTATCGAGCGGGAAACCACTCGGCAGAACAAGTCACGTCACACGACTGCGACTCGCTGGTTGTTTGGTTATCGGTTGGCATGGTGGAGTCTATTGGTTGTTCGCGCCGCGTGTGCGCTCGTCGTTCGACAAAGAATGTTTGCCAGCCCTGTGGATGCGCTGCCACCTGTCATCAGCATCTAGCAAACGGCGGAAGACCCGAGCAACATACGGTTCGTTGCACCCATCCAAGGTCCGATACTTGCGCTGCCAACCAGTTACGAAAAAAGTCGAACAGGCCATTGCACCGAATCCCTGCCCGTTGTGCTCTTGAGTTTTCATTGATTCGTTTCCTTTCCCTGTTGGCCAGCTTCGCTCCCCGGCAGGGATCGGTGACTGGCGTCGTTCATCTTCTGAATTTCGGTTTACTGGATTGGCTTTGATCTTCGCCGTAGACGAAGCGGATGCGCTCGCGGTCAAGAATGAGCGGCACCTTGCTGCCGCCGCTGCCATAGTGCCGGTCCTTGTCGATGCTGATGTGTCGGTGCTGCTTGTAGGTGTCCGATTCCTTGTTGCGGTCTTGCACGATGCGGATCACGGCGTCGGCGTCTTCCTCGATCACCCGCCCATGCTTCGTCTCGCCGTCTGCGTTGAGTTGGGACAGGACCAACAGCGTGATTTGCAAATCCTGCGCCACCTCTTGCAGCGCGTGGCTGATCTCGCTGATTTCGCCTTCCTTCGTGCCGTGGTCGCCGCCGCGGATGAGTTGCAGGTAATCGACCGCCGCGATTTTTATGCCCATCTCGCGGGATGCCTTGCGGATGCTGGCGATGACCGTGCCGAGCTTCCGGTTTGCCGGGCGTTGCAGGCGGATCGGTGAGTCGCGGATCGTCATGGCCGCCCGTTTGATCGCCTTGAGCAGCTCCCCGCTCGGTGCGCCCATCCCCTTGTCGCGCGCGTAGTCCTTCGGCTCGGTGAACGCCCTGGCATCGCATCTCGCCGCCTGAACAATCATGCGGTCCATCAGGTCACGCTCGGCCATCTCCATGGTCAGGAAAAGGCACTGTGTCCCGTCCCGCGCCGCGTCGATCACCATTTGGCTGGCGATCACGCTCTTGCCGCCTTCCGGGTATGCGCCGATCACCCATAGCCGCCCCGGATGAGCGCCCCGTAGGTGCTCGTCCAGCTCTGGGATGAGCGGGATGCCAAGCGCGGTGTCGGCACCCATCACCCGTTGCTCGAAAGCGGACATGCTTTGCTCCACGATGCTGCCGATGGGTGGCGCTGGCGCGCCGTCGGTGAGCGCGTCCAGAATCGCCGTGTTGGCTTCTGTGAGCCGTTCCGCTAGGATTTCGGCATCGTGGCTCATGGCAGCGGCTTCCAAGCGCTCTGCCTGCCGGACAGCGGCCCGGAATGCGCGATGCTCGGATAGACGCGCGACGTGTGCCGGAAAGCTGGTGGGTGATGGCTGGTAGCTAAATATGTCGTAAACTGCGGAAGGCCCGCCGCAGGATTCCAGCAGGCCGGATGAGAGAAGGTCTTGCACCAGCCCGACCAGTTCCACCTGCTGCCCGCTGTTACGGATGGCCTGCACGCGCTCGAAAAGGATGCGGTGGGCTGGGATGTGGAAATGCTCGCTGGTCAGCTGTGGCGCTTCGTCGGCGACTTCCGGGAATTGCAGGATCACGGAAAGCACGGATTTTTCGATGCCGAGCGCATGCGGCATGACGGATTTGGATGGGTCTCCGGTCATTTGCTTTGGCGGTTGCGGTTGTTGGTCCAGTTGGTGGCGTATCGGCGGAATCGTGCCTGCCAGTTGGCGAGCGGCAGTCCCTTGTCATCGGTCCACCCAATTTCCTCCATCCGGTCGAAGAATGCGTCGATGCAGTCTTCAGAGATCGGCATGGGCTGGCCTTTCGCGTATGCGGCGACTTCGGCGTGGGTGGCGTATCTGCTGGAATTTCCAACATCTTCCCTTCCACCGGAAACCAAATGGTTTCCATTAGGTTTCGTTTCGTAACCTAATAGGGTAAGAGGAAGAGGATGTGTATTCTTTTCTTTGGAAGGGGGTGTGGGGGAAACCTTTCTTGGGCGTCCGCCCTTTGCGCCGTTCTCCCATAAGGCAATCACCTGCCGCTGGTGCTCGTCGAAAGCATGGATCGCCCAGGTGCCGCCGTCTTCCGGGTCCAGCCATGGCGCGTCCGAATCTGTGAGCACGGAAAACAAATGGTTCGGGTCGCCTTTCCATTTGGTTTCCATCGCCAGCCGTCGCGGCGTCAGATTCAGGCCGGACCACTGCCGCCGGATTTGCGCGTTGCCCCATAGCCGCAGGACGGCCACGACGCCATCCGCGCCAAGCTCGGCGATGAGTAGTTCAGTTTTCCAATGGTTGAGAAAGCCGGGGTCGAGTTTCATTTTAAAACAGCTCTGATTGTGCGGGGTTTTGTGGCTCAGGGACTGCGCCGGAATAGGTGGTTTCGAGTGCCAGGATGACCTCGCTTATTGGCACAAGGATGACTTGTGACTCCCATTGGCGGCCATGTTCCTTGCTTGTCTGCACGTCCACCTTAAAGCGCTGCATCCAGTGCCGAACCATCCTTCTCGCTGCGATCCTGAGATTTTGAAATGGTAGCAAGAAGGCCGTCTTGCAGTCGGAATAGTCGAACGTGTAGAGAATAAGATCTGTGATTTTCGCTTCATCGAGAGTCCATCCGGTTTTGCCTATGGTTGTTTGGAATTTGCCTCCCGGCATCACCGACCATGTTTCAATGGCAATTTCAGGCTCGCCGCGCCAAAACCTTGAGCATCCAGCCTGCCTTGTTTTTGCATCAACATACACCTCAGCGCCTTTCCTTAGTGTGGCTATGTAGTCGACTCCAAGTAGGTCCAAATCCTTTTTTGCTTCACGCACTTCCGAGCATCCATCAAGAAGCGATTTGATTGTTTCAATATCACTCGCTTGCCTTGCTCCTTTCGAGAATTGAAGCCTTTCTTGGAAGCTGTATGTCATGCGTTTTCCCCCCATGTTTTCCAGCCTTCACGCTCAGAGCGGCTGAACATTTCGAGAAACGGACCCGGCGAGCATGACTCAACCAGCTTGTAGAATTCGGGCGGCTTTGAGCTATGGCCACCCTTGCCACGGGCAGATTCAAAAAGCGTGCCAACGTCTTTTCGCTTCAACGGCTGGCTCCCCTTCACGCCGAAAAGCACATGCTCGGTCTGACCCCGAAAATAGTTTCCCATGCCGAAATGCGGCTTTGCCCATGTGATCGCGGTGACATAGCGGAATCCCCAGCGTTCCATCAGTTCAAAACCCTTCGGCAAGCTTCGGTTGGTGATCCACAGATACAGGTGGCAGTCATCATCAGCCAGATCGGGCAGCGGCAGCGCAAGCAGCTGCTCCTTGCTCATGGTTGCGTAGTCGGGACGGGCGCGGCCAAGTTGGTCTTGGTCGCCCTCGTCGCCCCAATCCCAAGGCGGGTCAATCATGATGGTGGCGAACTTCGCTCCGGATTCCGCGATCTCTTCCGGCGTGGCAGCTTCGGCCACCTTGGCGCGGTTTTCTTCGCGGCGGGATTCGCGTTTTTCTTCCTTCTCGGTGCGGGTGATTTGAAGGTGCGCTTGATTGATGCTGATTTCACCGCTGGCGAGCTTTGCCTTCACTTCCGGCGCGGCCTTGGCTATGATTTTCTTCACCTTGGCCACCGTGTCATGGCTCACCCCGGCGATGGCGGCAAGCTCCTTGGTTGCGTTAAGCGGCTCACTTTTTTCAGATTTCTGAAAAAAGTTGTCGTCTTTCGGTATGTCGGTTCGCTTGCCTTGCCGACTCCGTGCCGCAATCGTTTTTTCGAGTTCCAGCGCAAGTTCCGTTCGCACGTATGGCAGCAGGTTGCGCCGTCCGAATTGGTTGCGGATGATCCATTCCTTAACGTGGGACCGATCCGCAAACTCCATTGCCACCGTCTCAAACTCGATCCCATGCTTCGTGCATATCGCGTGGCGGTTGTGGCCGTCGATCAGTGTTCCTTGCCAAGTGACCAACGGATCGCGGCACCCATCTTGCAGGATATTCGCCTCTAGCTGCGCTAGTTCTTCAGGTGCAAGCGGCGGGATCAGCGCCTTGAATTCAGGGTCGATTGTAATGGTATTCATGATAAAAAAGGCGCGGCCCTGTCCATGGCGGGAAGAAGTGCCATCCATAGGGATGGTGCCGCCACGGCACAGGGCCGCATTTTGTTCTATTGCTTTCATGGCTTCTTCTCCATGTCTGGCACTCGCCAGCACTGATTGTTTCCTGTCAAATCACCGCATCCTCGCCACCGCCTCCAGCGCCGCAGTAAGCTGCGCTTTTAGCCGCTCTACGAGCCGCGCCATATCGGCCAGCTCCCGTTCAAGTTGTGCTTGTGATTTCATGGGTCAGAAGGGGATTTCATCAACGTCATCGTCTACCGGCACCGGCTTCACCTGCGATGGATACGGCGGCCCCGGTGCAGGCCGTGGTGGCGCTTGATCGACCGGCTCGGCCTTCAGTGATAGGAACTTCTTCCCGCCGCTCTTTGGCGTGCGCACCCAGCCGCTCAGGCGGTATTCAACGCCTTCTATGTTCAGCTTGCCCCGATAGTCCGGGCGTTTCTCGTTACCTTCTTTGTCATTGGCGAAAAGCGCCCCGGTGTTTGTGTTGTCGTATGGTTCGTTCATGGTCTTTGTTTTGGTTATGATAAATCCAGTTCCTTCAACTCGTATCTGTTCGTCTTCGCATTTTTTCGCCAGCCGTGGATGATGATGCGCCAGCCAGCGTCCCGCACCGCACCGACGAGCGGCGACTCCGCGATCTTCCGCGCCCGGCTGGAGACGTTGCCCCAGCTTGTGCTTTGGACGGCGATTGTCTCTTCGCCATGCAGTGCCAGGATGTCCACGAAGCCGAACAAGTCTTGCCTGATCCGCGCGTGCGGATTCCACTTCTCGACCACTTGCACGGCGTCGCATGTCTTGCGCAAATGTGCTAGTGATAGCTGGGTCGGCGATGACTTCATGGTATACCCTCCCAGCTAGATTTGAGCGCCTTGGCTGCTTCCAAACATGCCGTCAGCTCATCCGGCCCGGCGGCAATGCTGGCCATGCCATGCTTGGCGCGAAACCGCTTGTTTGTCGGCGCATCCTCGCCGTCGTCAACGATGGTGATGTGATGCCGCCGCATCCACTTCAGGCGCGGGGAGAGTGATTCCGGCAGGCTGAAAAGCTCGTCAGTCATGGCGTGCCTCCTTTCACTGAATCAAATGCTTTGGCATATACCCGCTCGATAGTTGGGTGTGGTTTATCTAGGTTTTTTCGAGATACATCGACAATTACATGCATCGCCTCTGCCAGACTGTCTCGCTGGGTCAGTGCATCCGTTATTTGTTTCCACAGGATCGTAACGCACCCGCAATGCGCTTCGTCAGGGTGGCATGCGGCCACATGTTTCGCAGCGTTATGCCAATCGGCCAGCTCGTCCGCCAGCCTGTCGCGTTGTTCTCGCGCCTCTGCAAGCTCGCGCTCAATTTCTTCGCAGAGTATTGGCCACTCTACGACAGGATCATCAAGGGAGTTTTCAAACCCGTATCGCTCTAAGTGATCTATTGAGTGCTTATTCGCGTCTGTTCTCGGCGTGGTTGATTTACTCATGGCGTGCCTCCTTTCACGGCGGCGAGCTTGTCCACCCACTGCTTCAACCATTCCTCGATCTGATTGGGGGTGGCTTCGCGGAACGTATCACGCATGGAGTTGATGCGGACCGCAGCTATCAATTCGCCGCAGATAAGCGCCAGCCTGTCGCGTTGTTGCTGCACCTTCGCCGCGTGCTCCCAGATCGTGCCATTCGGATCGCGGAGTTCGCACCCGTAGTCCTTGTGGGCTTTCAACAGCGCATTTTTAGCTGCTGCCAGATCGCGATCCAGCTCGCAGCGGCATGGTTGATCAGGCAGCCGCATCGCCCATCCGCACGACTCGCACAGCTCGCCCATGGTCTGCTTGACTGCTGCCAGCTCTACGAACGCTGCTCCATGCGCATCAATAGCCTGTCGCGCTTCAGCGGCATATTTCTCGATCTGGTAGTTAGCCTCTGCCAGCTCGCTTTCCTGCCTCACCAACCGATCCGCCAGCCCCTGGGCCGCCCCCTTCCAGAGTTCCAGCTTGGCTCGTAGTTTCCGCGCCTCTGCCAGCTCGCTCTCTAGCCTGTCAAGGTCGAACCCGCTGATTGTAACATCGTGTGTATCACTCATTGTTTTGATTTGATTGTTGTTCTATCTGCCGCTGCCGCATCGTGTCGGCGAGCGTTTCGTAATATCTGCTGTAATCCTTGAGCCCGTCTAACATCGCCTCGGTATAGCCGCTGCGCTCGACGCGGATGTGGAAGTGGGGATAGCCGGGGAAGTAAGCGAAAAAGTGCCATGCCGCCGCGCCGGTCACTGCCATGCTTCCATGCACCTGTGCCTCATATTCCGGCGGGAGTTCGCCAAGCGTGTGGTATTGAATCAGCTTGCTGGCTCGCGGACATTTGATTTCCAACCCTTCGCCCCGGTCGAGGATCAGGCCGTCAGGCGAGCAGCCAAACCATCCGTGAGCGGATCGACAGAAACCAATCTCGTCCACTGCCAGCCCGGTGGCATGCATAAATGTTTGCCGCGCTTCTGGCTCCAACTCCACGCCACGGCGCATGTCATCGCTCTCGAATGGCGCGGGGTCTGGATTGCCGGTCATCTCGGCCAAGCAGCGAGCAGCAGCGGTCAACCGCGCCTTATCGGCCACTTTGCCGCTTTTCGTCAGCCAGTCTCCATATTGGCTTGCGGTCAGGATGCCACGGCGGGCGGCGAACCATTCGTCGCTGCGTTGCTCGCAGTCGATCATTTTGCAGTCGGGGAATAGGTTCATGATAACTCGAATGCCTTTCTGCGTTGTTTGAGTTCCGCGCGGATCGCCGCGATGCGGTCTTTGTCCCAGCGGTCCTTCCGTGCCTTCCGCTCGTAGTCCCGCAGGACGTTTTCCAGCGTGTCGCTGCGGTATGCTGCGACGCTGCGTTGGTGTTGGTTGGTGGTCATGCGCCCTCCTTTCTCGCTGCGATCATCGCGTCAGCGTATCCATAGCAGCTACTCGCGGCTTTTTCGCAGGTGTAGAAACTGCAATCCAACGCGTTGATGTTCCGGCCTGCGAGATACCCTTGCAAAGCCGCCGCCGCGAAGTAGTCGCGTAGGGACATGCCGACTCCTTGTTCGCGCGTTACTTCTTGGCCCATGCTGTCCCTGTCCATGTAAGTCCAAGGATACGCTGGCCCGCCGTTGTCTGTTGGTGTTGTCATCTTTTGTGTGTATGGTTGCCTGCGTTGATCGGATGCGCAGCCCCCGGTCAGCTTACCCGCAAACTTCTACGCCATCGCCTTCCGCTGGCGTGCCTGGCTCCACGGTCGGATCTATCTCTGGCAGCGCGTCGCGCTGTAGCAGCGCGAACGACGGCGCGGGATTGCCCGGTGTGACGTTGCGCATGCCTTGGAACTGGTCATCGTCGCGCTCGACGTGTTGCATCACCTCGCTGGAAAGCGGCAGCATCTTGGACAAGCGCCTTACGGTCGTCTTCTTGGCCATCTCGGCCCAGTCGCTTACCCATGGCCCGGCATTGCCTGCGCGGCTCCGCTTGCGGATAGCTTCCACCTCTTCGTGCGTCATTACCGCTGTCTGCTTCTCGCCGCTCTTCATCACGGCTTCCGCATAGACGGCCTGCACGGCACCGCGCGGCTTCCGCCAGTCGATAGCGTGGTTCACCTGCCCGTTGGTCCAGCTGAAGCTGTCATTCTCGCAGACCGTCTCGGCGCGGATGCTGGTGACATCGCCGGATCGGCGGATTAGCTCGATGAGCCCCTTGTAGTCGATGATGAGCGTCGCCTCCTTACCGTAGGGAATCAGATGCGCGCGCCTGCCATCCGGTTCCAGTCCCATGGCCGACAGATCCAGCAGACACTTCATCAGGCTCTGCGGCGTGCATTCTGCCAGCTTCGGAACGCGGCTCAGTGCGGTGATCGCCACCCGCGCGAATCGCTCGGCGGATAGGTGTTTTGGCAGCGCCCGCGCGAATTGCTCGCGCATGGCGTCGGAGTTGATAAGGGACTTGATGTCCGTTGTTTTAGTCAGGTTGCTCATTTTGTTTGTTTGTTGGTTGTGAATCCGGCCATTTTTACCCCGCTCTCCGGTCGCGGTTTGTGTCGTGCCTGCGATGGCGCGCCAGTCCACGCCGCGCCGAGCCCGGCCGCGCCGTGCCACGCCCTGCCTGCGATGCCCAGCCCCGCCTGGCCATGCCACGCCCCGCCACGCCTGCCATGTGGCATTGCTCGTCATTGCATGGTATATCTGGCTGCGAAGTTGGCCATCTCGTCGAGGATGCGCCCGACCTCGTTGAGCGCGCTGTATTTGGCGCGGAATGACTCCACGTCGCGCTTGGCTTGTTGGATCATCTGCGTGCGGTAGTCTTCCACCTTGCACGCTTGTTCCACGGTCACATATATGCCACGCGGGCGGCAGTTGATGCCGTGGCCGTCGATCTCCTCTTCCGGCTCTTCGCCTTCCGGCTGCGGCTCGATCACGTTGACGAATGCGCGAACGCGGATGTGCCGCTCGTCGCCGCCGGTGATTGTCACCTTGATCCGGCGGATGAGTTGTTGTGCTTGAATCCGGCGATATTCCGCCGCCGCCTCGGTATCGTCCCAGCAGAAAAACCCGTGCAGCGGCGACCGCTTGCGCTTGGCTTCCGCGAGGATGATTTCCGGGGTGATGGTCCCGCCGTGCTTTTCGGCAAGCGCGATGACCTCTTGAGTGGCCACGGCTTTCCGCTCTGGCTTGTCTAACTGTTGGATGGTGTCTGTCATTGGTTTGTCTTTGTGTTGATTGTCATGCTGAAAATGTGGGAGCTACTTGATACCCCGCTCTCTCCCTCGCGGTGTGTGATGTGCCGAGCCACGCCGCGCCACGCCCAGCCGAGCCTTGCCTGCGATGCCTTGCCAAGCCGCGCCTTGCCTCGCCAGGCCGAGCCTTGCCTGCGATACCTCGCCCCGCCGCGCCTCGCCCGGCCTTGCCTTGCCTTGCCTTGCCACGCCTGCGGTGCCTCGATACGCCGGACCGTGGAGCGCCGCGCCCTGCGAAGCCTGCCGAGCCCCGCCGTGCGTTGCCCTGTCGAACCACGTCGAGCCTGCCAAGCCTCGCCGAGCCAACCCGTGGGGCGTCTCGCCTTGCCTTGCCTAGCCTGCGGTGTTGCGGTTGCGGTCATTGGTTGCGGTTTGCCGTGGATTGCCCGCCACGGCGCCGGGTGATTGGTTCAGTCGAGCTTGAACGTTCCCCAGCCCATTCCGGCGCTGGCCTTGCTGTCCGGTCGGCCTTCACCGATCCCCACTTGCGTTCCAACGCGCAGCATCAGGTTTGCCGCATCACTGGCGCTGAACTGGTCGGCGTCGTATTGGACTTTGACGATGGCTGACCATGGCCAGTATTTCGCCCGCACTCTCAGGTCACAGACGCCGGTTGCATTCCGGGCGTGCATGATGTGCGGCTCTGGCTTGCCCTTGATTTTGATCAGCGGCACGCCGTCCACCTTGTCGAATCCATCCGGCAGGATGAAGACGGACAGTTTGGCCAGCGTCATCTTGAAGCCGACAAGGCGGCAGGCCGAGATCATGGCGTTGCGGAATGCGGATGCCGGTATCCCGTTCCAGCCTTCGTCGCTAACGTGCAGCGCCTGCCGGAAGTCTTCATCGAAGTCGCGGGCGCTTTTGGCCTTCTTCTTGGTTGCTTGGCTTCCCATCTCCATCTTTTCGCGCATGGCATTCATCGCCTTTTCGCTGAATCGGAGTTGGACGTATGGCGCAGTGCCGACGATGCGGAACTCTGCCGTTGCAATGCGTGGCGCGGTAATGGCCACGGCTTCTGTTGCTGGTGCTTTCTTGGTGCTCATATATGTGTGCTTGTTTGCTCTTCGTCTATGCAGTCCCACTCTCTGCGGGACTGAAAGTCATGATCCTCGGCGCGCTCGCGTTCGCGTTGCTCGTCCTCGGATTCGGCGCACAGGTCGCATCCCCTGTTCGGGGTCCGGCTGCCGCATTTCGTGCATGTGAATGTCATGGTGTTATGCGAGGAATTGCAGCGGCAGACGGCGGTTGCGTCGGCGTGCCATGGAAAGCAGGCGGATGGCGGATGGTCTGCGCGACCACGGCGGCTGGGTGAGGTCACGGAATGACTTCATGTCGTGGGTGTCGGCGAATTGCCGCTCGCATTCAGCGCAGATCAGAGTCTCCCGCTGCTTCTTTCCGCCGCATGGGCATTCGGTGTTTTCGTAGCTCATAATGGTCTGTTGATTGGTTTCCCGCCGCCGCTGCCGAGCCCGAGGCCAACTGCCCGCTAGATTCGGGTCGGCATCCTCTTTGGAACGGCGGCGGGTTTCCTGTCCGTCACTCGACGGTTGGAAAGCTGATAGCTGGCGATAGTTCATACCGGCGGATCGCCGCGTCACTCACCAGCAGGCCGTTGCCGACCGCAGGCGCAAATTTGTCAGTGTGCATGTCGAGCATGCGGAGCGCGCTGACCTCCCGGCTATCCACCGGGAAGACTCGCCACCACTTGCCGGATAGCTGCATTTTATCGTATGGAACGGCCTTGCCGGGGTCATCGACGCGGATGATTCCCACCGCTGGCTTTTCTGGTTTTCGGAGCGCGAACATGGTCAGCCGAAAATGGTGTTGAGGATGAGCGCCACGGCCAGCAGGCCGACGAGCAGGATGCCGAGCCCGATCCAGCGGTCGACGCGGTTCTCGGCTTCGATGCGCTGGAGTGAATGCCAGCGGATCAGGTCGATCTCGCGCTGGATGTCGGCGGCGGATTTGTAGCTGCGGGCCGGGTCGTATTCCCGGGCCTTTGTTTGTTCTCTTTCGGTCATGGTGTTGGTGGTGTTTTGTTTGGTGGGTATGATTCAATAGGTGGCGACCAGATCGCACTTGGCCGGGGATGCCTTCGCTGCCCGCTTGGCCAGCGCCCGCTTTACTGCCGGCAGGTCAAACCGGAGCGTTTTGCCTTCCCGGATCGCGGCGGGAATGACGCCGTCTCGGAGCCAGTTCATCACGGTGTTCCGGTGGACACTCAGTGCCTCGGCCAGCTCGTCGGAGGTCATCAGGCGCTCGCTCATTGGGCGGCCTCCTGTTGTTGGTTCGTGTTTTTCCGTGTTACGGAATCGGCCAAAAAAATACGCACCTGCGATGCAAGGCTCCGGCCCTCCGCTTTGGCGATCTCTTGCAGCTCCTTCAGCAGCTTCTTGGGCAGCTGAACGGTCGTGGTCTTCATAGTGCTTGCGCTCATCGTGCTGCGATTCGTAACAATCCGTGTTACGGAGTCAATAAAAAATATTGGAAAAAATTATTTTCGCTATTATTGTGATCCTCCAATGAAAGAAAAAAACCACGCGCGCGCCCTCGACAAGCGGAATTTTTCCGTGGCGCTCCCGATAAAATTGATTGATGCAATCGAGCGAATTGCCAACGCCGAAAACCGCAGCCGCAACCGGCAGATTGAGACGTTTCTGCAACAGCAGGTCGGTCAATACCACGCGGAAAAGACGCCCACCGCTTCACCAGCAAAGCGCCCGCCCAGCGCCCAAAACAGAATTGCCACGCGAACAGAAGCGCGCACCCGAGAACCCGTCCAGCCTAAATCCGCGAACTGCAATGAATACTAACAGAAAGGCAGGAAATGCGCCACCATCCCCCGCAAAAATCCGCCAAGTGGCGATATGGTGGCGATTTCCAAGATCGCCCACGCAACCCATTGAAAATCAAAGGCCCTTCGGCCATTCGTAATGAGCAGGTCGTCGGTTCAAATCCGACCAGCG